TTGAAGAAATCTTAAAATTATTTAAGGAGATGGGGCAATGAAAGTTATAATACAATTTCCAAATGAAAAAGTTAGAAATGTTAAACAACTAAAAAAAAGTTTTGAAGAATTTTTTATATTATTTCATTATATTGATGTATGTGTAGATTTAACAAATGTAAAAAAAGAACTTATGAGTGTAATTAGTGATAAATCAAAGGAGAAACAGGAGGAGAAGAAACATGTTCGAACTAATTAAGACTAAAAATAATATTTATTCTGTTTCAGAAGGTAAGTTAGATTTAGGAGGATTTGGCTTTATATGGTTTTAAATAAATTATTTTTGGAAAGACAGGGGGAGAAGAAACATGAATAAACTTAAAGACATTTATGTTAGTTTAAAAAATCTTCCGCAAGGAAAATTTAGATTTGAAGAAGCAGTATTATCATTGTTAGATAAAATTTTAACTCAATTAAATAAACAGGGAAATAAAAAATATGAATGAAGAAATACAACAACCTGAAACAAGAGAAAGCATTAAACTTATGAAAATGAGTAAGGGCTATAATTGGGAATTTAAGGTTTTTATTGATAAGGGCGGAGCAGAAAGCAAAGAAATAGCAGATATTGTAGATAGAGTAGCTTTGAATAGAATAAAGAAAATAAATGATGAGATGGTTAAGGAATATGGACAGTCAGTTATATAGATGTAAGGGGGTATTAAAGATGGAATTTGATTTTAGTGGAAATTTTGTTAATGTTGAAAATGTTAAGAAAGGAGATATTTGCACAATAACAGCTGTTCCTTATGCAGAAGAGAAAGAATCTGCAACACAGAAAGAGTTAAACGATAAAGGAGTTCTTGTAGCTAAAAAGTATATGGTTATGAATATACCTGTTGAAATAAACGGGAAAGCAAAGAATTATACGCCAGATGTTCTTACAGGTAAGCTATTTCAAGCGCATTGGGGCAAGGATAGTGATTTGTGGGTTGGAAAGCAGTTTAGTGTGGATATTGAAGAATACAAGGCTTTTGGGACTAATAAGAAGCGTGTAATTGGTTTTCCTATTGACTAGAAGATTTAAGTAAATTTTCTTTTTTTATTTCTTTTATTTTTTCTTCTAATTCATAAATATAGTTTTTTAATAAGTTGTATTCTTCTTCTGAAATTTCCATTATACAACTAAATCTCTTATATCTTTTATTACTTCATATCTTGGTAGATAAATAAAACCTTCATCTCTTTTTATTAATCCTGTTTGAGAAAGCTCTTTTATGCATTTCTTAGCCATATTAAAATCAACATGGAAGAAAGACATAATTTCGTTAATTATTTTGTCTTCAATAACAACTTTTCCTGCATCCATTACTTTTTGTGTTGATAGCAAGATGCATTTCAATATTAATGTTTTAGTTTCGTATTCCATTATCTTGATGCAAGAATCATTACTAATTTAGCTTTTTTAGTATCTAAGCATCTTGGGCATATCCAAACTTCATCAGGGCAAAGCCAACAAAGTCCATGTTCTAAATCTTCTGCTGTTTGTCTTGGAAGATGAATACCACAGAAAGCACATTTAAGTTCTTCTTCCGGAGCATCTATTTTTTCATTAAGTATTTCTTTTATTTTCTTTTCTGCACATTCAGAAACATTTAAGTTTCTTTCATTTGCTTTTTTTAATAATTCAGTATCAATAGATATTGTTGTTCTTCCTTTCATACATACAAATATGTGCATATCTTTATATACTTATCTGAAATCAATGTTTGCTACCTACATTTCCAGTGGAATCCCCCCTTAGCAATCCCCCAGTTAGGGAAGTATGCACATACATACTGTTAGTAGTAATACCCCCATTTAGAGCGAACAGAAATCACCCCAAAACTCTCCTAATTAAGACACAGAGATTAAAACAATGAGTTTTTCTTGATGATAACTTAATTTATATTTCCCCATTAATAAATGTTGCTCTTTTGAACTTAGCTATAATAGCTATTGCCCAGTAGAAACATTTAAGTATTTTAATTACTTAGCTTGTTCATTCCTCACAAGCTAAAATAAGTTACTTAAGTCATTCATCTGAGGATATTATTTACGCTAAGTTCAAAAGAATTGGGCTTATTTACATCCCTTCCCACCCTCTCCCCTTCCTAAAAGGCAGGAAAGCGCGCAATTCACCCTACCCTCTTGCGCGCGGGAATGGACTTTAAACCCATATTTCCCTTATTAATTGTTTAGGCGAGCGTAGCGAGCCTAAGTAGTTTCCCGCCTCACCGGATAACTTTCCACTTGAAGTCCTGCTCTGCTTACCTACATTGCGAGTGGAAAATATGCTATTGCCCGTGCACTATCATAACCTTAGTGCACACTACAAGCGGGGTGTGAGGGCGGAGCGCAGCGGAGCCCGATAGTTGAGTGCTTGTATAATATTTTTGGTTATCCCGCCAAGAAAATTTTTTAAAAAAAATTAAAAAGGCGGTTCTCTTCTAATTATTAATGCCCAAAAAAAACATTCTCCGAAAGAAAATTCTAAGAACTCCCAAACCAATTAACTACGACGACTGGCAGATAGACTTTCTAAAAACTAAAGGAGATAAAATTCTATGCACTGGACGACAAGTTGGAAAATCTGTTGTCTGTGGAAAAGATGCAGGAGACTACGCAATAAACAACCCAACAACAGAACCAATAGTAATGATTGCCCCAACAGAGAGACAATCCCAAGCCCTCTTTAACAAAACTCTTAACTACTTAGTTGAACATTTCCCCTTAAGTATTGCCGGCGGACTAAACAAACCAACAAAAGAAAAGATAACACTTAATAATGGAGTTGAGATTTACTGTCTTCCTGTCGGACAGTCGGGCCTCGGAATAAGATTCATAACAATAGGCCGTTTATATGTGGACGAGGCCAGCAGAGTTCCTGAAGATGTTTGGGAAGCTATAACCCCTGCTCTCCTAACAACTGGCGGAGATACAATTCTACTATCAACCCCTTTCGGAGCGCAGGGAGAATTTTACAGAACTTTCATTAATGAGGACAAAGCCTACGAATCTTTTACAAGATTTAGCATAGACTCTGAAACAGTTATAAGAAACCGCCCAGTTTCGGAAAGCTGGACAGAAGAGAGAAGAGAAAAAGCATTAAGAAAGTTGGAGCAGGCAAAAAAGAGAATGTCAGAAAGACAGTATGCACAAGAATATTTAGGAAAGTTTATGGAAGGCCTGCATAGATGGTTTTCTCATGATTTGGTTATAAAGTGCTGTCATAGAAAAAGAAGAGAAGTAATAATTGAAGGAAATTACTTTATGGGTGTTGATATTGCACGTATGGGAGATGATGAAGGAACAATAGAAATTTTAGAAAATAGAGATAACAAAATAATTCACATAGAAAGCATAGTCACAAAAAAGAAGTTGACAACTGAAACCGAAGACAACATATTAACCGTTGACAGAAAATACAACTGCAGAAAGATAGGAATTGATGCAGGCTCAGGAACTATGGGATTATTCATTCTTGACCATCTTCTAAAAGTTCCACAAGTCAGAAAAAAGATTGTTCCGATTAATAATGCTAAAAGAATTGTAGATAGAGATGGCTCATCAGTCAAGATGATGAAAATTGACCTTTACGAAAACCTGTTAGGGCTTATGGAAAGAGGAGAAATATCATTACTGGACGATGATGACATTATTGATTCTTTGGAATCTGTGCAGTATGAATACATAATCAAAGAGGGAGAGCAAACAAAGCTGAGAATCTTCGGAAACTACACGCATATTGCAGAAGGACTTATAAGGGCTGCTTGGTTAGCAAATCAGAAAAGTTTAAATCTTCACATATCTTTCGTTTAGCATGATATTCCCTCTCGAATGGCTGACCTACTACATAGCAGTGATGTTTGCGATGTCAGTTGATAACATCTGCTGGATTCCAACATCTCCTGAATACTATCTTTTCCAAAATAACAAATTCCCTTTAGTTGTAGAAAAGAAATTTTACAATTCAAGATTAGATTACATTCTCCGTTATAGAGTTCTCTCAGTTCTGAAACATCCAAGAGATATTTTTCCCGCTCTACTTACAAGTTTATTAATGGCGGTAATATTCTAATGGCTGATACAGGAGTCTTTGCTACTACTGCACAGGTTCAGCATTTCATACCTGCTTGGGCAAGTGCAACTATGAACACCGAAGCAGCAATTAACATAGAAGATGCTTTTTGGGAAACTTATATTTGCAATGTTGCAAGTTATGATTTTGTTACAAACTATGCAACTTTAAACGCAAGTATGAAACGCATCTTAGGTTTATTTACGGCAATGAAGGGTGCAATGTCTATTGTTTCAATGGATACAACAGTAACACAATCAAGAACAGCAGAATTATATTTTGATAAAATGACCTCAGACATTACAAAAGTAGAAAATGAAATTAAGAAGAATGTAAATTTTATCAAAACAGGAATTTAAATGGCTGAACAAATTTTACCAGAAGTTTATAGAAAAAGTCCCACAGTAGTTGCTAATTATAATTATACAGACATTGCAGATGGAACAGGAAGAATCTCTCTTTATGGATTTACTCATAAAGAAACAACAACTGAAAAATTTGCTTTAAATACAGAAACAAGTTATTCTATATCTGTATTTTCAAAGGGAACAACAGCAACAGCCCCTTACACAACTGCTGAAAAAGATATTGATTTGGATTTTGACCTTTCTCCTTTTAATACTCCGAGAAGATTAAAGGGAAAAGTTAGAATTAATGGAGTTTTTGGCGGAGGAACAAGAGCAAGTGCAACAGCAGGAGAAGTTTATATTATAGCAAAGGTTAGAAAATGGGACGGAACTACTGAAACAGAAATAGCAAATGCTCAAAGTCAAACATTAACTACAACAACTTTGCAGGTTAATTGGGCTGTCTTTAATATGGAAATAGACTGTCCTACACTTACAAATTTTAAAACAGGAGAAATATTAAGAATAACTATTGAAGTATGGGTTAAAAGTGTTGAAGGCGGAGAGCCAATGAATGGTTATTTTCTTCACGACCCAATGAATAGAATTAATGCTGCAAGCATTCCAGACCAAGATGAGGGCGGAGTTCCCTTAACATCAATATTTAAATTAAATGTTCCTTTCTTATTGGATATATAATGTCAAACTCAAATTTAGCTTACACAACAACTACAGACTTTGCCAACGGAGTTCCTAATTATACTATTCCTCAAAAAACAACAGATGGACTTTATAGCTCAGAAGAAAATAGATGGAA